CGCAGAACATGGTGGAGCAGAGTGTGGCCGCAAGTAAGTCCTTTATCCGTGCATATATATCGGATGCCACCGCACTGGAGAGCAAAGGCGTGTTTATCACGCGGCAGTACATGATATTCGATGTGCTTGTAAACACATCTATCGAATCCAACACGGGGATGACGGCTTCCTCCCGCTCATATGACATAGTTCAGTGCATAAGGGAGGCCACGGCGGGCGTGAATTTCGGCGGAGCGGGGCCGATGACCTTGAGCCGCATCACGAAGATAGACGATGAGCGGTTCAATCTCGGATACAAGATATATGTCTATCAGGATTGGTGCGCTGACGCACCGAATCCCTACTTTTCATGAAAGTTCAGTTATATGAAAAAGGCTCTTTTCATATAAGTATGCTTTGCATCTGAATGCCAAAGGAGTTTTATATGGCATCGGTGAAATATTACCAGCGCCTCGCCCAAGGAGATGCCCCTGTCATCTACGAGGGCTTGGAATTTCACCCGTTGCTGGTGCGGGACTATCAGATATACGCAAGGGCAAAGCAGGCGTTCGAGTTGATGCTTGCCTCTCTGTCACCGAAGCTGGCTCGGCTTCCTTGGTGTGCGTGTCTGTGGGCAATCGACCACGAGTGCGAAAAGCAGACGGGAGAGATAGGAGAATATTTGGTCTCCGTACTCTATGTCCTCGCAAAGTCATTGCGGCTCGATGATTTTGCTGAGAACGGAACTCTTCCTCTGCGCCCTGTATTCGCACAGGACGGTTCGCTCACAGCCGTCATGATAGGAGAGGCATACGGAAACTACACGTTGCTCAATATGCAGCAAATGGACGAGGTGCGGAAAATCATAGCCGCACAAAATGGGTATGACATCCCGGATGAGAGTTGGAACCCCGAACTCGTCCGCGCCGCACAGCAAAATTCCGAACGGAACAGCATGGCGTTGGATATGGATTTTGAAACGCTTCTGTACTCCGTTGCTGTGAACGCCCATTGCAGAGCAAAAGATATCTACGATTGGTCGATACGGGAATTCCACGGTATGCAGAGTGCCATAGACAGAAGCTACGGTCATCTGATTTACACGTTGGCGGAAGCAAGCGGTCAAGTGACATTCAAGCAAGGGAATCCCTATCCGTCATGGAAATTCGACCGTAAAAATGATATGCCGTCGGGCTTTGTCACCATATCCGAACTGGATGCGGGTGCTAAAGGTCTGCTGGCAGGAACCTAACTTAACTTACAAGGAGTGAATTACGACTATGGCTTTCACTTTTAAGCCCGAAGAGCTTTTCAGCAAAGGGATTGTCTACGCCGAGTTCTTTGACCCGGCCACGGATGACCTGTTGGGCTACTCCCGCTATGTCGCCGACTTCGGTCTTGCCGGTGCTATGAACAACGGCGAGGTCGAGGCTGGTCCGGGTAACGCCCTCGTAATGATGATTCCCGACTCCGCTCGGCTGAACATCACCGCCACCACCGCTGACTCCGCCCTGAACAACATGGCGCTTGCGGTTGGCGGAATCCTGTCCGGCAACGGCGTTGTGGAAACTACTATCGCTATCACCGCCACGGGAACGTCTCTCGCTCTGGCGAACGCCGCCGCCCCCCTCGGCGGGCAGAACGGCGCTGTGTGCTACGTCCTTACCTCTACCGGCTCCGACCGTGCCGAGGTCGAAGCGGCAAGCGGTATCGCTCATGCCGTTGAGGGTGGCACGATTCAGGACTTCGAGGCCGTGAACGGCAACACCTACTGCGTGAAGTATTTCTACGAGAACTCCTCCGCTCAGAAGCTCACCGTTCCCTCGATGTTCGCCCCCAAGGTTGTCCGCGCCCACTTTGCGGTCAACTGCTATGCCAAGAAGACCGGCGGCGATGTGCTGGCGTCCAGCCTCTACAAGATTCGCCACTATGTCTTCCCCTATTACTTCTTCACCAACCCGATGGAGGACAGCCTGTCTCAGACGGCGACCGGCACGGTCAACCTCTCCGGCACTTGCCTGACCTATCAGGAAGCCGCCGCCGAGGGCATCTGCAATGTGGATACCAACGGCATCTACGGCTATGTGGTGGACGAGTATGTAGGCGATGACACCTCCACCTCCGCTGTGGACGGCATCTACTTCATCGGCCTCGGCGCTGGCGTCAGCCTCGTCAAGAGCACCAAGATGGTTCTGCCCGTCAAGTACAGCGTGAACGGAATCCTCACCAACGTTTCCGACTGGAGCAAGGTGACGTTTACCGCCGCCTCCGCCGTGGTCAGCTTCGCCGACTCTCATGACCCTGAGATGACCGCTGGCGGTTCCGCCGGGAACACCACGGTCACGGTCAGCGTGACGAACAGCCGCACGAACAAGACCTATACCGACACTATCCCCGTGACGGTAACGGCGTCCTAAAGACGCATACATGCCCCGGCCCATCCGGGTCGGGGCATACCCCTATATGTTTTCCAAAGTGCCATTCCATGTGACATTTTGGAATGTGTATAGAAAGGCGGTGTGAAGATGGCGGGATTCACAGAAGAATACCTTGGCTCCGTAAAACCAAGGCTTGACGCCGCGGTGTCTATGGCTGTGGAGGCTATGGGATACCGACTGATCACCGCCCTTGAAGCATCCGCCCAGGTGAGAGTATACGATGCGCACACGCCTCCCCCTTACTTTATGGCGAAACGGCGCGGTGAACTGCTTAATGACGCCAACTACATTGTGATGAAACAAGGTGACCGTTCCGTCATGGTGGCGAACGTGACCGTTACTCAAAGCGGAAGCGGCGGAGAGGTAAACTGGGTGGAATCGGGCTTTCGGCAGCACTCCGCCGGCGCTCGTCCGTTTATGGAAGAGGGTCTGCAGGACTATGTGGCCACAATGGCAGACGCCGACCTTCAAGCTGCGATGGCAGCCCAGGGATTCTGATAGGAAAGCGAGGAACGCATTGATATGGCGGCTACCGTAGTCCTAAACGTAGATGTAAATGACGCTCAAGCGTTAGCAAAACTGGCAAAGCTCGATGCCGATGTCAAGGCGCTTGAGGGCAAAAAACATGTCATAACCCTCGAAATAAAAGGCGCGGCTCAGATTCAAAATGTGACCAAGGAAATGGTTCAGTACGCCAAAATCCAGGCACAGATTCAAAAAGAGGAGCTTGCCTTACAACGTGCTGCTGAACAGAGAAAGAAAGCGGAAGCCAATGCGGCTGCCGCAAAAGAGAGAAACGCCGCGGCTGAGAAGAATCTTCAAACAGCTACCGAACGCCGCATTGCGGCTGAACAGCGTGGACAGAATCTGAGCAGACAGCGCACCCTTGAGCTGGAAAAACAGCAGACTACTGCGGACAAACTTGCCGCGTCCGAAAAAAACCATGAAATGCAACTGGAGCGCACGGCCGAGCGCACCAGAGAACTCATGCAGTTGGAGGAGCAACGCTCGAACAATCGGCTGACGCTTGAAAATGCGAGATCCGACGGAAAGGCAAGAGTCCAAGAGTTAAAAAATGAGGGCGCGGCGGCAAGGGACGCCGCGGGAGGATACAACGCCCTACAAGTTGCCCTCGGAAACTTGGCTTCAAGAGCCATTCATGCGGTTTTCCGCAAGATAACTCAGGCAATCCGTGAAGCTGTCACGGAGATGAAAAGCGTAGATACCGAATTGACGAACATCTCAAAGGTCAGCGGAAAGACTGGAGATGCGCTTGAGTCAATCGGCGAAAAAGCTTATGACACCGCCGCAAAATACGGAGTTGCCGCGTCCGAGTATCTGCAGGCTGTATACGCCATGCAGAAAGCGGGCATGGGTGACAACTCCGAAGCGATGGGCGAACTGGCCGTCAAGACCATGCTTGTCGGCGATACCACGCAGGAAGTCGCCACCAAATTCCTGCTTGCCACCAATGCGGCTTGGAAACTTGAGGGCAACATGGAGCGCCTCGGACAGATTGTTGACGAGGCGGACTACATCAACAACAACTATGCGACCAGCTTGGACAAACTGGCCGCAGGTATGCCTATCGTAGCGTCCGTAGCTGAGAACGCCGGGATGTCCGCCGAGGAAACGATGGCGGCACTCGGAACGATTACCGCGGCTACCCAGGAATCTGGAACCAAGGCGGCAACCGCACTCCGTGCGCTTATACTTAATATCTCCAAGGAAGTCGGAACATTCATCACCGATGAAGGCGAAGAGTTTGAGGTTACCGAGGAAAGCGTAAAGACCGTACAGGGGCTTCTTGAAAAATACGCCAAGACTGAGGTGGATGCGGCAAAGGCTGCCGGAGAACTGCTCGACCCAATGACCGCCATCCGAGCCTTGTTCAAAGGAATGGCGGAAGATGACCTCAATGACGTAGAACTCTTCAACCTGCTGTCCGGCATGGGCGGAAAGCTCCGTACCAACCAACTGACTGCGTTGGTAAAGAACTTTGATACCCTATACACGGACATGATGGGCAATATCGCAAACGCCGCGGGAACGGCTGACAGCGAGATTGACCTCATGATGAACTCCTGGGAGAGGAAAACAGCACAACTCAAAAACTCGTGGACAAGGCTGATTGCAGACATCGTAAGTTCTGACCTTGTCAAGGACGGCATGGACTGGCTTACCCAAATGGTAGACAAAGCCGACGAGTTTGTTGATAAATTTAAAGACCCTTTTTATGAGAGCAACAATCTCCTTGATACGATAAAAGACCTTGAGGATGAATACGCCACCCTAAACGAAAAAGCCCAAGGAACCGACCTGACAAAAGCCGAGCAGGAACGCTTGGCTCTTATAGAGAAACAGCTTGAACTGAAACGGCTCATCCAAAAAGAGGAAGAGGAAGCGGCCGCGAAAGAGCTTCAGGCATCGCTTACCAGAAAAACAGGCCCAACAACTCTTGACGCATATAATGCCCGCAGTTTAAGGGAAGCGGCACAGGGTGTAGAGTTCACGGGAACGGCGGAAGAATACCGCCAGTCCCTCGCAGGAATCGTAAAAGAGTATCAGGATTATTACGATGCCGTCATCCAAGTCCGAGACGCGGGCGGACAGCTTACAGAGCATCAGAAACAGTTCATATCGGACTTTGAAACCATAAGCGATGTTTCGGGTGATACGTCTCTCACCATAGGGAACCTCGTTGACGGATACCGTGAACTGGTAGACGCAGAGGGGAACGTAAGGGCGAAAGCGGTAGATGCTACCGAGGCTCAGAAAGCAGAACTTGAGGATCTGCTTCAAAAGTATCAAGAGTATCAGGACGCATTCGCTGCGAACGAGGCGGCTCAGACAGAAGACGCCAACAGACGCGCCGAAGCGTTCGATGCCCTCGATAAAGCGCAGGTTGCCCTTTCGGACGCCTATTATTCCGCAGGCGAGGACACAAGAAAAGCATTCGACCAAATAACTTCCGGCGAGGAGGACGCCACGAGCGCCGCCGGAGATGTGGCAAGCGCGGCTGGTGCGATTGGCCCAGAGGTTGACTCCGTTATACCGGCTGTGCAACGGCTGACTGCCGCATTCCAAGAGGCGGCGGCGGCAGCAGGGAGTGTGTCGGTAGGCCCCATAAGCGCGGGAGTCGGCGGACATGCCGCAGGCACACGAAACGCACCCGGAGGCCCATCGCTTGTAAACGAACTCGGCCCGGAGCTTATCTCAGATAACGGAAGAGCATACATTGCCAATGGCGGACGCCCCGGAATCGTCAATCTTTCCCGTGGCGCAATCGTACTTAACGCAAAAGAAACACAGCAGGCTCTGAGCGGAAAAGGTGGACGAGGGAAAAGCATCCCTGCGTTTGCCACTGGAACCAATTTACCGACCAATGTCCTCGGCGGAAGCCTCTATGTAGTACACACCAACAACACGCCGGAAGACCTAGCCGAGTATCGCACAAGCAGAACCACTAAGCCGACAAACACAGGCGCAAAGTTAGTCGTTACATCGACAAAAGGAAAATCCGGCAAAGGTTCAGGCTCCGGGGGTGGCGGAGGCGGTGGGTCTACCGCCAAGTCCGTAGAGGAACTCGCAAAAGAAACAAAGGACATCCTGTCCAATATAGAGAAGCAGGCGAAACTGGCCGACAACCGCAAGCAGTACGATAAAGAAGTATCGCTGTGGGAAAAAGGCCAAAAAGAGATTGACAAGATGGTAGCCCAGTACAAAAAGGCGGGCTACAAAGAGACCGATGACGAAATCCTTGACCTGCTCAATAAGCGGTATGACTACGAGAAGAAGAAAGAAGCCGCCAGTAAGAAGACCATAGAGGAAGCGGCGTCCGAACTCAAGGACAAACTCAGCAACCTCGACAAGCAGGCGAAGCTGGCGGACACCAACGGCGATTACGAGAAGGAAGTCCGCTTCTATGAGGAAGCGCAGGAAGCCATCGCCGAGATGGTGGAGCGGTATCGGAAAGCGGGATACGCCGAAGACTCCGATGAAATCGTAGACCTGCTCCAGAAGAACGTAGACTACGGCGAGAAACAGGTCAAGGTCTATAAGGACAGATGGAATGACCTGATAGACGCTCTTGAGGCGGACACGGACGCACAGGAAGCGGCCAACGCCTTGGCTGAGAAAGAGCAGGCTCTTGCGGATGCCCGTCTTGCGCTTGAGAACGCCACAAAGAACCGCACGGTGCGGACGTACAACGCCGCCACCGGGCAGTGGGAGTGGGTAGCCGACCAAGCCAAGGTCAAGTCTGCGCAGGAAACTCTGACCAAGGCGGAAGAGAACTACTCCAAGGAAGTCAAAGACCAAGCCATAAGCGAACTGGAACGGCTCCGGGATACGGCTACCGACTTGAACGAGGTCATCCTTGGGCCTGCGCTGTCGGCAATCATGTCGCAGGCGGAATCGTCCGATGTGTTCCAAAACTTCGCTCGTGCATTGAACGGAGTATACGGAGTAGGCTCGTTCCTCGCCTCCACGGAGGGTTCGTCCAAGGTATTGAGTTCGTCTTCCGACAGCCACGATACGTTCTATACATTCGGAAACGTCACTCTGACAGAGGACGAAGCGTCCTCCATGAGCGTGGCGGAACTGGCAAGCAGACTACAAGTGCTGAAGATATCGTAAGGGAGGGAGTACCCCGTGATAAGCGAAGCCCAAAGATTTTGGGATGCCATCGTAGGAAAAGTACGTCAGGTGGCGCAGGACGTTTCCAAGAACGCTTTCCGTTGCGAAAGGTACGAGGTCACGACAGCGCCGAACGGCTCCAAAATCGGCGTCACGCTTCCTCTGGGAACAAAAGAAATCTTCCTCCCCTACTCCGTAGAGGTCGAAAACGCAACCGTGGGCAGTCAGGTACTCGTAGTATGGTGGGGCAGTATGTCCAACGCCAAGGTGTACTACTACGCCAACGGATACAGGGGAACGCGCCCGGCCCGGGAAGCATACCCTGTCGGGGCTGTTTTTGAGAGCACCACCCTTTTTACCACAACACAGTTGTCGCAGATGCTTGGCGGCACATGGGTTCGTATATTCCCCAAAAAGCCGGAGTTCGTTGTAGAGGAATTTACAATCGAACTTGAGTCTATTGCCGCAGGAGGCGTGGTGGCGGTCACGGATTACGATATATCCGACAGCCCATATGCGGAAGACCATACCCCATTGGGAATCGTCGGTTTCGGCGTTACCGGCGCAAGCGGAATTTCCGTCAACCGGGTCATGTTGAACGGTAACTATGAAGTGTCTTACCTGCTTCGCAACAACAGCAGTTCCGCATCGCCACCGTCGGGAAGCACGGCGGATTTCCAATTCTACATTCTATGGTATGAAGAAGTGGCTACCACGCCGTACAAATGGGAAAGAATCGCCTAATTGTGAGGTGACAGTATTTGCTTTATCAACCCTCAAACATAACCCCCGATGAACTAAACGGAACTGGAACGGTCGATATGACCGAGGACGTCGTGGTATCTTGGCTGGTCAATGGGACGTCGGCCATGACCGCATATGAGATTGCGTTCTATCAGAACAACGCCGCGTCTACAGCCGTATGGACAACCGGGAAGGTCACGCTCGTCACCCCGTTTTGGGGCACAACTTATGACGGAACGACAGAACCGTTCTCGGTCACCCTCAGTGGGCTTGCGGGATACGGCCTGTCTAACGGATATGAATACAAGATGCGCATCACGCAGTGGTGGAGCGCGAACGATTCGGTAACGCCATATACGGATTCAATCGTTGTCGCAAAAGCAAACCCGACCGTGACGATGGGGGCCGTTACCGACCCACTCGCGGGCAAAGAGGCCACATTTACCGCTACCTACTCTCAGGCGCAGGGAGACGGAATTAAGTGGGTGCGTTGGTGCATAGCCTACGCAGACGATAAAAACAATCCGTTTGTTGATACCGGGTACATATACGGAACCGGGCAACTCCAAGTCGGCTATGACGGTTTCCTTTCCGACAACTCCTACTCGGTAAACTGCACAGTAGAGTCCCAAAGCGGAGTGCAGGCTACAACTGGATGGGTAGACTTTGATGTTGAATACACGCTTGCGGCGGCGGCTGGCGGAGCAAACGCCTGCCAACTGGCAAACTCCTCTTCCGTGTGGGTCAACTGGGATATGGTTCAGTCGGCAGACGGATACTCCATCATGCGTCGGACGGTGGGAGATAACCGCCTTATAAAGATTGCCGACGTAGAGGCTACAGCAGGTCAGATTCGTGACTACTCGGCAAGGTCCGGGCAGACATACATCTACTACATATTCCCCGTAGGTGCTCTCGCTTACCTTACAGAGCCCATGATGACAGAACCAATTAAAGTCCAGTATTGGTACTGGAGCATCGTAGAGGCGGAGCCTGTAAGCGGAGAAAAAAATACATACTCTGTAATCGCCGCATATTACTTCAAATACAACGTTGCGGAGGGCCAATTTTCCAACAACAACAATCCGCAGATATCTCAGAACTTTACACGGTATCCTACTCGCCAAGGAACAACGGCGAACTACAAGACGGGAACGTTGGGCGGATATATCGGAACCATAGACCGCACTACGGTGGAGTATTCCGATACCATATCTCAGAGTGAAGCGCTGTTCGCGTTGTCCAATACGGAGAATGCCCTGTTTCTCCTCGACCCAAAGGGTCATTTCATGAGAATACACACGTCGGCGGCGACAACGCTGGCGATAGACCACAAGAGCAGGGTGATGCCTCAGAACGTCACGGTATCTTGGGTGGAGATGGGCAGTACCGACAACGTGCACCTCATCATGTACCCCGGCGGAGACTTCTACCCTGTTGACAGAGTTATCCTCACTACGCTTTCCCTCAATCCTACCACGGGCAAGCTTACGTGGACTACGCCCGACGATTACGAGGGAACAGGCTCGGTGCTGAGTATGAACGCGGACGGAACGCTCGTTCAGACAGCCAGCGGTTCTTACAACGCCGCAACCATGACGCTCAACAACAGCACGGGCATCGTGACAGCTACGCTCCCTGACTCGTAAGGGGGTGCAGATATGTCGTCTCAATATCAGCAGTATCTGACTCAACTGAGAGCGGAATTCACAAAAATCGCTCGGCTTGAATTCCTCAATTCCGATGGGACGGTGGCGTATGTTTTAGATAACAACGCCACCAACCGAAGGTCGGGGGCGTTTCTACAGTCGGGGACAATATCCTGCAACAAGAACAACGGCAAACGCCGTCAGGCATCCGTCACACTCGTCAACCTTGACGATGAGTATGAGTACGCCGTCAACCACATTTGGTTTGGACAGCAGATTCGCTTGTCCGAGGGAATCATCCTCGATGACGGTACTGAGTATTATATCCCGCAAGGCGTGTTCGTGATAGAGAATCCGCAGGAATCCCTGAAGCCCGGTCAGAAGACCGTGACCTACAACCTCGTGGACAAGTGGGCGAACATAGACGGTTCGCTCGGCGGAAACCTTGAGGACGTACATCAGGTACTGGCGGGAACGAACATCTTCGACGCTATGTCAGCCTTGCTCAAGGATGACAAGTACGGCAACAACAATGTCTTCGGCGGGGCTGTAGACGGATATCTCACGGCGGACGGAACACTCGCTCAGAATGAGAACGAGTGGATGACGTCGGGATATATCGAGGTGGTGGCGGGTGTCACCTACACCTACACCGAGCATCCGACCACATCGAACTACGGTAGCCGTTATATGTTCTTCTCGGACGCCGAGGAGAGCAGTTATATCGGAACATATAGTTCGAGCAGTTCCGCAACGTTCAACGTGACAGCGCCGAGCGGAGCGAACTATATCCGCATCGGAAGCAGATATCTTCAGAACGGCGGATGGGCGGAATTCCGCAGAGCAGGCACGGTCACACCGATAGACCCAGTTGCGCCTCTGTTCACTGACTACTACAACGGCAGGACGCAGACGCTGACGGACGGTTCCGTGGTGTCACTCATCGAAGCACCGCACGATTTCCTCTCGGAAAGCACGGGAACGATGGCGGACGTACTCCTCGGTCTGAATGACATGATAGCCGGGGACATCGGATATAACGCCGTAGGACGGCTCGTAGTCAATCCATCTCAGGACGATATCCTCGATACGGATAAGCCTATCATGTGGCAGTTCACCGAAGAGGACAAGACATTCCTCGGAGCGGACTACAGCCCCAAGCCCACGGATGTTTACAATGACGTCATCGTGGTAGGGGCCACATCGGACACCAACGAAACCGCACGTGGGCGGGCGCAGAACAGAGACCCATCCTCTGCCACATGTATCAGTCGAATCGGGATGAAGACCATTCGGATTGAAATGCCGAACTACTACTCGGACCAAATGTGTCAGGACTACGCAGACTGGCAGTTGAAAAGATACTCGGTGCTGTCCAAGGAGGTCACGATTTCCTGCACACAGCTTTTCCACATAGTTGAAAACGAACTCATCACAGTGCAGAGAACGGACAAAGTGGGAGGCCCAATCGAGCGCCATCTCGTAACAGGCTTTTCAAGACCGATTGGACAGACTGGAGCAATGACAATAAATTGCGTAAGCGTTAATGATATTCCGCTCTCTTTCACTGAAGATACAAACGTTCGATTTTGGTGGAAGAACAACGAAATCAACAATGCCGAGGGTTACGCATAAATAAGGGGGGAAAGACAGTTTGAAAGACACGATACTTGCCGGAACCGGGAACAGCCGATACCTTAAAACGAGCTTGTCCGACACAACGACATGGGCTCAAGCCCTCGAAATGCTCCGCGCCGGAACGTTCCCGATAGACCTCGCCGGTATCAACATGAGCGGAATCGTCCAGCTTGGCACAGCACTGACATCGGACACGCTCCTCAAGTCGGCCGTAATAACAGCGCTGAACTTGGACGAGAACGCAACGCCGAGCGACGCATGGGAAGCGGTCATTGCGCTCATCGCCGCGAAGCAAGACGAACTTACCTTCGACAGTTCGCCTACGCAAGGTAGCCAAAACCCGGTCAGAAGCGGCGGCGTATACACTGCTCTCGCCGGGAAACAGGACACACTGGTATTTGACACCGAGCCTACGGCCGGAAGCACAAACCCTGTGACGTCGGGCGGCATTGCGGACGCTATCGCGGGGGCAAAGACTACGATGGCTACGCTGACCATCCCGTCTAACGCTTGGACGGCGAACGAGCCTCACACAGCAAGCGTAACGGTAACGGGATACAACGTAACGATAAATACGAGGATAGACGTCGCCTGCAACTACGCAACAATGAACTCGCTCGCTATTGCGGGAGTCTCTGCCCTCTATGTTGAAAACGACAACGGAACGCTTACGGCCTACGCAATCGGGGCGGCCCCGAGTTCTTCTATTACAGTGAACGCCCTGATATACGAAACGAATTCAATATGAAGAGGTGATAGACCAAGATGCCCAATTTTGGAAACCCAATCGTACCCAGTCCGAATATGCTCCCGTCGGTTGCAGATACGTTCGTTGTTGGCGTTCTGTACGAGCCGGGAGACTATGCGTGGCACGACGGAAAACTGTACCGTTTCACCGCCACACATAATGGAGAATGGACCGGGAACGATGTCGAGCAGGTCAAACTATCAAACGAGGTGGGCCAACTTCAGAAAGATGTTTTGGGAATCAACGCGGATATGTTTGACCTCGGCGCTGACCTTGAGTTCGACTCCGAAACCAGTATGCTCTACCTTCTCAACAGCGAGGGCGAGCGTATCAGCGACGGCATAGTCATCTCCGGCGGCGGAGGCGGCGGAGGCGGCGGAGGAAACAACGCCATCCTCACCGTGACCAACACAACCGGGTGGCTGTCTAAGACAGTAAGCCTTGGACAACCGTGCGTACTGAGTTTCACATGGTCTTCCTTGGAAGACGACATCCCCACCGGCGACGGCGTAATGACAATAAGAGTCGGCGGCGTCGTGAAGAGAGTACAGGACGTCGCGCAGGGAGCGGTGTCCGTTGACGTAGGCGCTTTCCTCGCCACGGGCTCTAACAAGGTGCGCGTCAGCTTTTCGGACGTATACGAGAACACCAAGTCCATCAACTTCACCATTGACGCGGTGGTTCTCACCATTACCAGCACGTTCGACACTTCCGGCACATTCCCCGCCGGAGAAACCGTAACATACACCTACACGCCCGTTGGCAACGTGGAGAAAATCGTCCACTTTATCGTGGACGGCACAGAGGTAGGAACTCAGACCGTAACGGTATCCGGCAGACAGCAATCCTACTCTCTCCCTGCAATGAATCACAACGCGCACAGCCTGCTCGTATATTTCGTAGCGACCATAGACGGAGAGGACGTGCGCTCCAACGAGCTGTACTACTCCATGATTGTGGTCAACCCCGAGTCCCACGTTCCCATCATCTCCAGCACGTTCACCCGGACTACCGCGGAGCAGTACGAGACCATCGCAATCCCCTACCGCGTGTACAGCCCCGACACGCTGACGTCCTCAATCTCCCTTTGGGTAGGAGAAACCAAAATCTCCGACCTCACCGTGGACAGAACGGAACAGACATGGAGCTACCGCTTCAACGATATGGGCAACTACACGCTCTCTATCGTATGTGGCGGAGTGATGCGCATCTTCACGCTGACAGTAACGGAATCCTCCATCGACATCGAGCCTGTTACCCAAGACCTCGCCCTGTTCCTCACAAGCGCGGGCCGCTCCAACTCCGAGCTGAACCCCGGCGTGTGGGAAGATACTGACAATCATATCTCCTGCACGATGACCGGCTTCAACTTTGTGTCGGACGGATGGGTTCTAGACTCCGACGGCGTGACCGTACTGCGCGTCAGCGGAGACGCTCGCGTGACCATTCCCTACAAGGCGTTCGCAACAGACTTCCGCTCCACGGGCAAGACGATTGAGCTTGAGTTCGCCACGCGTAACGTGCTGGACTACGACGCATCGGTCATCTCCTGCATGAGCGGTGGACGCGGATTCCAGCTGACCGCTCAGAAGGCCACAATGTCCTCAGAGCAGTCGGAAATCTACACGCAGTACAAAGAGGACGAGCATGTCCGCATCTCGTTCGTAGTGGACAAGAGAGCGGAGGACCGCCTGCTCCTCATCTACATCAATGGCATCATGTCGGGCGTTATCCAGTACCCCGATGACGATGACTTCTCTCAGGCTACTCCCGTGAATATCTCCATTGGGAGCAATGACTGCATGACCGATGTTTACAACATCAGGGTCTATGACAACAACCTGACCCGTTATCAGATTCTTGAGAACTGGATTGCCGACACTCAGAGCATTGACCTGATGCTTGAGCGGTATCAGCACAACAACGTATACGACGACTACGGTCAGATTACCATCGACCATCTGCCGTCTGACCTTCCCTACTTGGTCATCTCCTGCCCCGAACTTCCCCAGTACAAGGGAGACAAGAAGACCATCTCCGGGTACTACATCGACCCGCAGAACGGGGCGAACTCGTTCAACTACAGCGGAGCGCAGGCTGACGTTCAGGGTACATCTTCTCAGTACTATCCGAGAAAGAACTACAAAATCAAGTTCAACGGCGGGTTCGAGATGCTGTCCACCGGCGAGACCGTATCCAAGTACAAGATGCGGCCCACGTCAATCGCTACGAAGACGTTCACGTTCAAAGCGGACGTTGCCTCCTCAGAGGGCGCGAACAACGTAGAACTGGCTCGCCTGTACAATGACGCAAGCATCTACCGCACTCCGCCGCAGGAGGTAAACCCCAATGTGCGTCAGGGAATCGACGGCTTCCCCATCGTAATCTTTTGGGATGACGGAGACACTCTTTCCTTTATCGGAAAGTACAACTTCAACAACGACAAGGGGACAGAGGAGGTCTTCGGCTTTGCCGAGGGCGATGAGTCTTGGGAAATCAAGAACAACACGTCCTCCCGCGTACTGTGGCAGTCTGATGACTTCAGTGGTGACGACTGGCTGAACGACTTCGAGGGAAGATACCCCGATGAGTACGACAACCCGACGAACCTCGCGGCGCTTTCCTCTTGGATTGTATCTACCGACCAAGACCAAGCCACGGGCAACGCCCTTCCCACCCCGTACGTGGACGTTGACGGCGTAACACATAACATTGACAACGCCGCCTATCGACTGGCAAAATTTAAGACGGAGCTGGAGGACCATCTCGATAAGGACTCTGCCCTGTTCTACTATCTGTTCACAGAGCTGTTCCTCATGGTGGACTCCCGCGCCAAGAACGCGTTCCCGTCTTTCTTTGACAATGACCCTTGGTGCTGGCTCCCCTACGACTTCGATACCGCTATCGGTACGAACAACGAGGGCGCGCTTGTGTTCAGCTACAACCTTGAGGACACCGATACGCTTCCCGGCGGAGCCAAGGTCTTCAATGGTCAGGACTCCGTCATGTGGGTAAACCTCCGCGAGGCATTCCCCGATGACCTTCAGGCCATGTACAGAACACTCCGCTCCACCGGCGTCATCTCCTACTCCTTGGTAGAACAGGCGTTTGAGACGCACCAGCACAAGTGGCCCGAGGCCATCTTCAACGAGGACTCGTGGTTCAAGTACATCGACCCGCTGTTGGAAGACGGAACGGCGTCGTACCTCGCAATGGCACAGGGCAGTAAGGAGGAGCAGAGAAAGTGGTGGCTGTATAACCGCTTCCGCTACATCGACTCAAAGTATAATGCCGGTGACGCACTGAGCGACCTCATTCAGGTTCGTGGCTACGCCAAGGCGGACATCACCGTGACCCCATACGCCGACATCTACCCCACGGTAAAGTACGGCTCTTATCTCGTATCCGAGCGGGGCGAGCGGAACGTTCCGACCACGTTGGCCAATCCTCTGACCGAGGTAAACGACACGGAAATCTACATCTACAGCGCGTCCCAGCTGGCGTCCGTGGGAGACTTGAGCGGACTGAAAGTCGGCTTCGCTGACTTCTCTATGGCTACCAAGCTCCAAAGCATCAAGGTCGGTGACAGCAATGTGCTGTACGAGAATCCCAACCTGACCGAACTGTACGTAGGCAACAACCCCCTGCTCAACAGCGTTGACGCCCGGAACTGCTCCGGGCTGACTCAGGCGGTTGACCTTTCCGGGGCCGTGAACATCGAGTACGTGTATTTCAGCGGAACGAACATCACGTCCTGCTCTCTGCCGAACGGCGGCATCCTGAAGACGTTGGTGCTTCCTGACTCCGTTGCGAACCTCACGGTACGCAACCAACCGGCGCTCACCACGTTCTCTATGGACGATTACAGCAACATCACCACGCTCCGCGTAGAGAACACGCCGAACGTTCCCGTGTGGGACATCATTGGTGACATCGCGGCGAACAGCCGTGTGCGTATCATCGGGTTCACGATGACGGTCAGCACTACCACGCAGGTCGAGGATTTCTACGATTACCTTGATGAGTACGCCTCAGTGATGCGCGGACTCGACGAGAACGGCAATACTCTTGACCACGCGGTCATCAGCGGAACGATTACCGGCCTAAACAGCATCACGGGCGCGTGGCTTGCCGAAATGACGGCACGGTATCCCGACATTACCATCACCTATGAGCACATCACCAGCAACCTGTATTACTACAGTTGGGATGGCAATACCCTGCTCTATACCGAGGCTATCAACGACGGCGGCGACGGCACGTGGAACGGGGCTCCTACTCGAACCAGTACAGCGCAGTATGACTACACGTTCATAGGATGGTCGAGATACACAGACCAGTATGTGGCAGACCCAACGGCCACGAAAAATGTTTCGGCAGACAGAAGCGTATACGCGGCGTACTCCACGAGCATAAGAACCTATACTGTGTATTTCAAAAACGGGAACACCACGCTTCAAACCGTTAACAATGTGCCATACGGTGGCACGGCGACATATACCGGGCCGACCCCTGTTCCGTCAGACCCTGACAACTACGAGTTCGCCGGATTCAACCCCGACGGGACAAATATCCAAGGCGATACAACCTGCTATGCAACGTTCCGCTACACTGGAATAATCACTAGGAAGTTCCTTATGCGAACGAATATATCCGCCTATGAGACCTCTGATGTCTCTTGTATAGGAGAGTATGCATTTGGAGGTTATACTAATTATTTAGAAGAAGTATCGTTCCCTGAATGCATAACAATCTCAGACTATGCGTTTCGTGGTTGTGGACGGATTGATTCAGTATCGTTCCCAAAGGTAACTACAATCGGGGTTTATGCATTTTCCAACTGTGACGACCTTGAAACGGCATATTTCCCGTCATGCACAACGATTGGAGAACGTGCGTTTCATAGTTGTTACACTCTTACAACGGCGTCGTTCCCAGTATGCACAACGATTGGGAGCTATGCGTTTTGGAGTTGCTCATCACTTACGACGATGTCGTTCCCAGTATGCACAACGATTGGAACCTCTGCGTTTTACGGGCTTCGGTCTGACGCAACAGTATCGTTCCCTGAATGCATAACGATTGAAGCTGGCGCGTTTATAAACGCCAAGGTTTCCTCGGTGTCATTCCCAAAGGTAAAAACGATTGGCTCCAGCGTGTTTTATGGTTGCTCATCTCTAACATCTGCGGTGTTTCCCCAATGCACGTCGATTGGTTACTATGCGTTCGCAAATTGCATAAGTTTATCATCGGTATCTTTTCCCGAAGCTACAATAATCGGAGGAAACGCGTTTCAGGGTTGCACTTCCCTTACAACGGTATCGTTGACGTGCGCGAGTGTTGACGGTCAAGCATTTCAGCAATGCTCGGCATTAACGACGGCCACGATTAGTGCCGCAGACGGACGTCTTATCCTGCAAAGCTCCGTATTCGGCATGTGCACATCGCTCAGAATGGTCTCTCTGACTGATTGCGTGTCAATTGGAACATCTACGTTCCAGTCTTGCTACAACCTTATAAGCCTGTATCTCATGGGGTCAACAATGACAAGATTTGCGTTTGGAACGATGTATGAATTCCAAAGCACACCAATCGGTGGGTACAGTGACGTAGCAGGGCAGTACGGGAGTATTTATGTTCCGATGTCGCTATTGTCAGCGTATCAGAACCAGTTGGGCGCTATTTCGAGCAGAATTGTTGGCATATAAGGGGGTGAAATCATGGCAAATACAATAGACGTTTTAGGCGATTCCGTCGCAATGAAGATGATAATCGAAAGAACAATATCCGAGTTCACGGATGATGAAATGAACGCTGTTGGGACGTATGCATTTGCACGTTGTTCCAGCCTATCAACCGTGTCATTTCCGCGTGTTGCCTCTGTTTATTCGTACGCGTTTATGGAATGCTCGGCATTGACGACGGCATATTTACCAATATGTAGAACTATAAATTCCAATGCATTTCAGGGGTGTACGTCTCTATCTGAGGTGTCATTCCCATCGTGCATAGGGGTAGAGGCGAGCGTATATGAATCCTGTACCGCGCTGACGAAAGCTTCTTTCCCGTCGGCCTCATATATTGGGCAAGCCGCGTTCCGAGCGTGCACTGCCCTGACAACGCTGTCGCTTCCAATATGCACAAAAATAAACTCGTACGCGTTTGAAGGTTGCACGGCTCTCCAAACGGCGTCGTTCTCGATGTGCACCTCACTCGGGTCCAGTGCATTTAAAGAATGCACATCTCTTGCAACTGTGTCTTTCCCTGTATGCACCTATATTGGAGCTAGGGCATTTCAACAATGTTCCGTTCTCCAAACGGCGTCATTCCCGGAATGCACATCGATTGACATCTATGCGTTTGCGAGTTGTAAATCGCTGACCACAATTTCGTTCCCTAAATGTACGTCGATTGGGGCCAGCGCGTTTCAGAAGTGCACGGCTCTTGCAACTATATCATTCCCGGAATGCACTACTATTGGGAGCAGAACGTTTATGGGTTGTTCTTACCTGACAACAGTATCGTTCCCGGTATGCACCTCGATTTTGACAGGCGCATTCTCAGGCTGCACCGCTCTGACTGCGTTATCATTCCCAGAGTGCAGTAGGATTGGGACCGAGGTGTTTTTTAGCTGCGTGAACCTAATCAGCCTATATCTGATGGGGTCTTCCGTAGTGTTGCTCGAGCATAATAATGCATTCACTTCCACGCCCATTGGTGGATACAGCACTACGGCCGGGCAGTACGGCAGTATCTACGTTCCGGCGTCTCTACTGACCGCATACCAAACCGATTCACGCTGGTCAAATTTTACAAGCCGGTTCGTCGGCGTATAAACAAAAACCAAATATAAAGGAGTTCCTATGAAACTACAGTTCTTAGTACCGCAATATATGGAAACGGACGACGTAGTGAAGCCGCTTCTCGACAGCATTGCCATCCAGCAGAATGTGGACTTCAACGAAATCGGGGTCATCATCTGCAACGACGGCACGGACGTATACCTCTCGGATGAACTCATCCGAGGGTATCCGTTCCGAATCGACTACTACAAAGAGCCGCACAGAGGCGTAAGCGGAACACGCAACGCCTGCTTTGAACACGCGGAGGCAGACTATGTAATGTTCTGCGACGCAGACGATATGTTCTATAACGCATGCGGCCTTTGGATTCTCTTCCGTGAGATGGAACAGGGATTCGACTCCCTTGTATCCCAGTTCATTGAGGAGAGCCGACTGCCGGGAACAAAAGAAGTGACGTATGTCAATCACGATATGGACAGCACGTTCGTCCACGGTAAAGTACATCGGCGCGGATATCTGCTCGACAAGGAAATCCGATGGAACGAGAAGCTGACCATCCACGAGGACAGCTATTTCAACATCCTCTGTCAGAATCTGTCGGAGAGCGTGAAATACTGTCAGACACCGTTCTACCTGTGGAAATGGCGGGATGAAAGCGTGTGCCGCCATGACCCGAAGTATATCCTGAAGACCTATAAGAATATGCTCGACTCCAATGATGCCCTCGTGGACGAGTTCCTCCGCAGGGGTCACATGGACAAAGCCATGTTCTACTGCGCCATGATGGTGTTTGACGCCTACTACACCATGAACAAGCCCGACTGGGTTAATCAGGATAATAAAGAGTATAGGGACAGCACCGAGCGCAGATTCTCGGACTATTTCATCAAGCATGAAGACCTGTGGAAAGCCGTAGGTCAGCCCGACAAGATGGTCATCTCCAACGGCGTCAGACAGCGGAGCATCAATGAGGGCATGATGATGGAGGCTGTCACAATCGACGCATGGCTGGCGCACATTAAGAAGCTGAACAAGCCGCGCCGAAAGAAATAAATCTAATCGGAATGGGGAATTTATATGGGACATGATAAGATACAACAAGAACTCAGCATAAAATTCCCCAAAGGTTCGTGCGGGCTTTGGGAGAGTCCGACTATCGGTACGAAGTCATGGCTTTACCGAAGCCCCGCGAATACCCTCGCACAGAACCAAAAGGTAGTAGACCGCGAGAACTGTGCGCTGTGGTGGCCTTATGGTAAAGGCCACGCCGTTATAGACCACGCGGACTCTGAGGTCCCCGGAGGCCTGTGGCGTGTGCAGGATATGTGCGTGGATGACAATGCCGTGCTCAATCTCCCTAATGGGATAAAGAAATACTACACGTGCATGGGAATGCTCAGATGCAGGCGTGAGAGGGGCGGATACACATGGAACGGGAAATCGTTCTCCCCGCTCACAAAGGACGACGTGGTCTGCATCTCTTGTGCCACGACGGACGGAAGCGAAGTCTACGTCGCCTATTTTAAGTATAATTACTCAATTGGATTGAGCACAATTATTCAGAACATAAAAAAATAAGGGGGCAGGGTTTCCCCTACCCCCGATATTCCGAGAAAGGAACAGGAATATGGCATCTTACGAACTTGGTCAAGCCGCAATCGTTAATAAAGGTGCATGGAGTTCAGCCGCAAGCTATGTTGTCCTCAACACCGTGACGCATAACGGCGGCTCGTTCATGGCTATTGCGGCAAACTCAAGCAAGGAACCGGGCGTGTCGTCCGACTGGGCGACATACTGGGTCAACATGGCTAAAGGCATAAAGACGGTGGACATCGTGGCCGACTCCACATCGACCGCACACGCGGTGTTCACCATGTCGGACGGAACCACAATCACGGGAACCACGTTCACCACGTCCCCCGTGGCAGACGGCTCCATCACGGACGCAAAAATCGTCAGCACGGGCATCTCCCGCATCGCCAACGGCGCTGTCACGGCGGCGATGCTCGGCTCGGATATCCTGCCCATCAACGTGGGCATCAAGCACGGAGACCACAATCCCCCGACCACATCGGACATCTCTGACGGACAGATATATCTGTACCACGCCTAATGGGGGTGTAGCTCATGGCATCTTGGAGTTCAAAAAGCCCTTGGAGTAAATCGTGGGGAACAGAATATGAGGGATATGCGCAGAACGCAAGCTACTATGAGTTCCGGGGGCTGTTTTCCTATGTCCGTGGTAGCAACAACACGCTGTATGTTAAGTGTGCCGTTCAAGCGAAGCTCAGACACTCGGACTATAAGTATTATCCGTACAACGTATATGCGGAAGTCAGCGTAGGAGACACCTCACACTACACAGCCAGTTCAGCGTTCCACGCAGAATCAGGCGGCGGACTTACAAGCACATCTTGGCAAACGCTCGGCGTTGTCTATTACACGGGAACGGCCAATTCGGGACAGACATTTTATATGCGCACGAGCTGGTCGGGTTCCTTACACTCCGCCGCACTGTCAAAGTTAGCACCGGGCTATACCTCATCGTATACCATCACCTATAACGGCAACGGAAACAACAGCGGCTCCACGGGCGCACAGACCGCCACATACGGAGTTGCCACGACCGTAAGCAACAACGGATTCACAAAGAGCGGATATAACTTCGTCAAGTGGAACACGGCGCAGAACGGTAGCGGTACGGACTACTACCCCGGCGGCTCCATCACCATCTACGGCAACACGACCCTGTACGCACAGTGGTCACAGATAACCTATACCGTCAGCTACAACGGAAACGGAGCCACAAGCGGAACGACCGCACAGCAGACGAAGGTATGGGGTACTCCCCTACCACTCCAACAGAACGGATACTCCAAAACGAACTACACGTTCCAACACTGGAACACGGCGGCTGATGACAGCGGTACGTCCTACGCCGCAGGCGCATCGTACATAGACAACGCCGCCGTCACGCTCTACGCCATATGGAAGAAGAACAATATCCCCGTGTTCATTCGGAGCGGAAACGATATCATCCAAGTCGAAAAGGCGTTCATCAATGACGGCGGAACGATAAAGGAATGCACCGTGTATCAGAATCTCGGCGGCACTATCGTAGAGTATGTGTAAGGGGTGACTGAATGCTCAATGTAATCGACATCTCTTCGTGGCAGACAGGCATGAACCTCGACACGATGTATAAGCAGAATCCCGATTTGAACGGAGTCATCGTCAAGGTGACGCAAGGCACGGGATATGTGAATCCCCCGGCAAAGGACTGGCTCGAATGGCTGATGTCCAAGAACAAGCCCTTCGGAGTGTACCATTTCCTCGACCTCTACGGCGGAAAGGAAGAGGCACAGCACTTCGTCAACAACATACAGCCGTATATCGGCAAAGGTATACTCGCCATAGACTACGAGGGCAACGCCGTCCGCAAGGGCGCAGGATACCTCAAGGAATGTCTCGATGAGGTCTATCGGCTGACAAATGTCAAGCCGTTCGTCTACTGCTCACAGAGCATCACGCAGACCAACGGATTCGACAAGATAGCGGCGGCGGGATATCCGCTGTGGATGGCGCAGTACGCAGATTACAACCCCGTACACGGATTCTTGGAGAAGCCGTGGCAGAAAGGCTCGGTCAAACCGTTCGACAAATACTGGATGCACCAATATACTTCCTGCGGATATCTGAACGGATGGGATGGGCGTCTGGACTTCGACCTCTTCTATGGAACGGAACTGGACTGGCGCAAGCTGGCGTACAGTGACATCGAACCCGACGTTCCCGTTACGCCACTGAAGAAAGCCGACCCAAGCATATGCCTGCGTGTACTCAAGAACGAGTTTGGAGTTGGCACGGACAGAATCATACGCCTGCGTGAAGAGGGCTACGACCCAACCGATGTGCAGAAGACGCTGAACAGGCTGTTCATAGAGGCGAAGAACGCAAGAACCGCCATAGGCGATGACATGAGCTACCTGAACTCTATCCTTTGGATAATGAAATCTTAATGAGGAGGAATCATATATGGCATACGAAATCAAATCCGTATCTTATCCCGCCCTGAAGCCAATCATGGAAATCGAGGCGGACGCACTGTCCGATATCGAATCCCTTACAGGCATGGCGGAGGGAAGCACCTGCAAGGTCAGTTCCACAACCTATGTCTACGATGAGGTCAACGGCTGGGCCGAAGCGGGAACTCAGGGTCAGGAACTCCCCGTGTTCCCTGAAGAGAACGGCAACTACCACCTCAAATGCGCCGTCACCAACGATGGAGCAACGCTCAGTTGGGTGGCTCTCACCTAAACACCAAAACACAAAGAATGCCGTCAGACGCAACAGAATGCGTTCTGACGGCGTTTTCTTTTCGGAGTATAGTTATTGCGAAAGTTGTCTAAGTTGCACTACGGCTCGCCTGAGCGCGTCAGCAACGTAAGCAAAGTCATCTTCCTTAGTTTCCGGGCAGAAGGACAGGCGGATGGTGGAGAGAGCCTGCCCTTTCATCAGCCCTGAGGCGAGGAGGGTACGGGACGGCTCATCTGAGTCGGCAGAGCAGGCGGCCCCGGCGGAGGCATACACTCCGAGGGCGTCAAGGGCAACGAGAAGCTCACGGGCGTTTATCCCATCGAAGCGGACGGATAGGATGTTGGGAACATGGATATCGTAGCCCCACGGCACATTGAGGGAGAACCCGCCGATGCCCAGCAGATTGATGGAGAGGGCGGAGACGTTGTGTTCAAGGTACTGCCTTGCCTCTTCCATGTGTTCCGTGCGGTACTTGAGGGCGTCCGCCATAGCGCAGGCGAGAGCCACGGGCGGTGTGCCGGGGAACGCATCTTCATCGGTGACGCCGCCTTTCATGTAGAGAAAGCCTATTCCGGGGTATCCGCCGAACTTATGCGCACCCGCCGCGAGAGCGTCCACACCCAGCTCCTTGACGTTCACGGGAATCTGACCGACAGCGGCGGTGGCGTCCGTGAAGACACGGTTGTGAGTGGATTCGTTTTTCACGATGAAATCGTATCTGTCCCCGGTCTCATTGTTGACGAGCATATGAGCAACGGCACTCCCGTCCGCAACGCCGAACGAACGGATAGACTCCACGGAGTCACGGACAGCCTTATGCTCGTAGGGCGAACACCATCCGATGTTCATGACGTTGACGGCGAAACGGCAGGCGGCTGTGGCGGACGGCGTGAACGCTATCTCCGTGGGAAAATCAGCGCCGATACACTCGGCGATATCCGCACGGGCTTTCTCCAACAAACTCCTTGCCACACGCCCATACTGGTGCGTACCGTTGGGGTTGGCGAGGAAGCCGTGCATATTGGTTTCCGCTATGGGAAGCACGGGGGCGGAGGCGGCGCAGTCGGCGTAGACTCTCCGCCATTCCATATCAGACATCGGCAATCTCCTCCTCAAACATTTCTATGGCGATGTGCGCCTTTCGTTGGTATCTGTGCTGTGCTTCGGATATCTTTTTGTTCCGGCAGGCATAACAGCATGTGGAGCGGCCCGACTTGAGGTTGCTCCCTATCACGATGTCTTCCGCACCGCAGTCACAACGGCACAGCCAACGAGGGGTGCTGTGCGACACTATCATGCCGTTGCGGAAGTCCACGGAAGAACTGGTGTAGTCGGCGTAGGAGCGGCCCAAGACCGTCCACGAACCGAATCTTTTCCCGGTCAGGTCAAGGGCGTGTCTGCCCATCAGAAGAACTCCTCGTCCGAGAATCGGTAGCCGTCTATGTTTTTGACACGATAGTTGAAGTTGTCCGGGTTGTCCCGCGTTTCGGGGTCGTTCTGCTTGGTTTCCACGAGGTCTACGAAAACATCGTAGGGGATGATTTCATCGTACTCGTCCATGATGACGAACTCCGTGGAATCGACCGTGTGATTCTTGAGCCACGTCTTCACCTGCGGCCATGTGTGCCATGTGACGGGCGGCTCAGACCATGTGTCGGACTGCTCCTGAAAGTGGAACAGCCAGCCGACAGAACTCTTCCCGATATGATGGGGAGATTCCGTGGTGGGTCTGTTCCGCACGGCGTAGTAGTTAGTTCCCATCTTTCTTCCTTTCTCCGTGGGCGCAGTAGAAATCTTTCTTCACGCACCCGTCAATCATGGGGCAGATGAGGTACGCCTGCCCGATGTCCATAGCGTTCTCGCACTCCCCACAACGAACGATGGACTTCGCTACGGCGGGCTGACTCTTCACACGCTCGATGCAGTTGCCCACCACTTTGGCATACGCTTCCATGAGCGCATCGTGAACATCGTCCTTGTTCATGCCGACCATATCTATGTATTCCAAGGCGAGTTCAGCCAAAGACTGAATCACCGCAGTACGGTTTATCAATTCATTCACGGATTACTCCTCCTCATCCTCGGCAGTAAGCTCGTTGTACAGCTGGGTAAACCGTCTGTTCCAACTGCGCATACCGCAGAAGAGAACGATTCCGAGGACGAGCCATTCCAAAGACACAATAATCTCAAGCATCAGTTTTCTCCTCTCTCAGCCACTCCAAAATGCACTTTACGCACTCCTTATGTGGGGGACAATCTTCCTTGGGCGGAACGGTACACCACATAGCGTCACAGCAGTGTTCGTCAAACCACTCCGCCATCTCTTCATCGGTAAGTTCCCGGATATATTCCGCATTCGTGCGTGTTCCGATGACCTCATCGTGACCGCACACGGGGCATTTACCTACCGTCATTCGGATACCTCCAGTCCGAGCCATCCTTCGATGTTGTCCGTTGGCTGGTCATTACAGCAGCAGTACAGAGGACATTCCTTGTCGCAGTCAACGTGGTATTCATTCCATGTGACATTGCCGTGATAGAGCAGTATCTTGGCTATCCACTCCGCAAGGTCATAGTCGGACAGAGAGCGGATGACATCGCCGTTGGTCATTCGGATACCTCCTCCAACCACTTAATCCAACATTTGTCGCAAGAATCTTCTTCGCATCCATATATGCCGCTAATAACACAAGTTATCTCATTGCGGATGTTTGCCAAAAACCTGCCAAGTTCTTCATCGTCCATACTGCGGAGCTTGTCAGCGTTGGTAGGTTCAACGGTTCTCGTTTCGCGGCAAGAAACACTGTCAAAATCCAAAAGGCAGGAATATTTCTCTCCGCATCTATCACAAACGGTAATTGGTCTATTCATTTCCTCACACCACCTATCAATTTCTTAATCTTTTCTACACATTCGGGGCATATCCACGTTGCCTTTGATGCCACCTTGCTTCCGGGATTTTCATAGCATCCGCAAATGGAACAGATATGGGACGGAACGACATCATCTTTTGCGTCCGGGCAACGAGGACAATAGTAATACGGCCCACAGTCAACTCTCATTCTCCCGCCTCTGCTTTCAACCACTCAAGCCAACAGCTATGACAATCAACGTGATTGTCCTCTAAGCGTTCGTTGCAAACCGCAACCGGGCAACTGTGAGCCACAATCCATTCTGCCAATTCTTCGTCCGTCATACTGCGGATGCGGTCGGCGTTGGTTTCTGTCTCATACCACATGCACTGTCTTCCGGGTTCGCGGTCTATACCTACATATCCGCATGACATGTCACACTTTTTACAATTCATTCGTTCACCTCTTCTTTCAGCCACTTAATCCAACATTCATGGCACTCAATATTCGGGCATTCCCATTTCGTCCATTTCACCCACGATGGACAAATACCAGCCGAATTAAGTGTCTTCGCAATATCTTCATCAGAAAGACTGCGGAAGACATCTCCATTGGTCTTGACCACATGATAGGAAATCGTTCCCGTTTCCATGTCGCAGTCATAGTGGTCAACCTTTCCGTGAATGGGCGCAGGATTCGTGGGGTTGGGATATTCGTTACTCATTACGGCACAGCTCCTTTAGATGAAACTCAAAGCAGTTTTCCGAGTGTTCATACTTCAGGTCTTCATCGTCAAGGTGTCCATACAAGACGCAGTATGGTTCGGCATTGTAATCTCTAACGCAGTTAACACAGTCCAAGCAAGTCATGTTCTTCTTTTTCCTTTCTTCATGTTCCATCCATGCAATCATTAATTCAGCGAAATCATTCATTCGCCCTCATCCACTGCACACGCATTGCTCGCCCAAGCCGGACAACAGATGCACTTGCGCTCGTATTCCTCATACATCCTGTTCCATATGCCGGTACAAAAGCACCGCTTATCTTCAGGGCCGAACTGTCCGCTGTCAGGGCGACCGTACTTTTTGCAGTCATCGTCAAGAGGTTTCCCCCGCATCTGCGCTCTTGTTTTTCGCTTCATTCATCTACCTCCGCCGGGATGATGGTCGGAGCGGCATGAATCCAGCTTACGATTGCAGATTCCTGACGGTTCAGATACTCCAAGCCACGAATCCCTAAATTGTTGGGAAGCTCGTCTATCAGCGCATCCCCATCAATCAGCCGCCCATGCTCTGCGGGGAGTTTGAAAACAGTTTCTTCCACACGCCCAAGGCGATGAAGTCCCTTTTCTCCGAGCGTGTTGCAATAAACGCCGCCGAAGCGTTTGTTCTCGATAATGATTTGGACTGTCTTGTCTTCGGGAAGCTCAAGCCCCTCTATAACAATGCTCATTCGTCTACCTCCTCCTTCGCCCATTCGGAAAGCATGTGTACATGACCAAGGCTCCTGTCGCAATTTATGCAGTATATTCGGGCCGATTGCCATGTCTCATATTCCTCATATCCACAGGGCTGAGCATTAAAGTCATAGCGTTGATGGACACGGTAATTATGCTTCGTATATACGCCTTCTTTACTGTGGCAATATGGGCATTCCCTCATTTGGCTTCCTCCTCTGCTTCGATGATGGGAAATTTACGAACAAAGTTAAATATAGATAGCCAAGATTCGTAATCTTCCATGTCCTCACACGCTTCTGCCTGCGCCAATTCAAGCCGTATTGCATCAAGCATCTTTTCTCGGTCAATCAGCCGTCCATGCGGAGGGAGTTCAACGGACTCATATTTCTTATAACCATTTTTCCATGTGGTGCTTACAGTTCCGTCGGGATTGATTTTCACCAACAAAGGTTCGTCTTTCGGCATTTTTATGTTTTTAATCAGTATGCTCATACTTTTTCCTCCATCCTTACCGGGTTAATCGTGTTCGCCCACAGAGATACGCCACACACGGGGCATGTGATGTGACAGAGACTTACCTCACACGCTTTGTATTGGATGCGTGACCCACACTCACGGCAAGTGACCTCGTACACGGGGACGGGTTTTCTCTCAATCACTTCCATCGTTCACCTCTTCCGGCCGCGCGGGAATGGGCATCCAGTAGATAACAGTTCCCTCCCAATAATCGCCGTTGTTATCATCAAATATAGGCTCTCCATCTCCATCAAGCCCATAGTACGTTGCGAGAAACATATCATACGCATCCGTAAAGCACAGAACATCGTGGAACTCTTTGGGAAGTTCCTCGCTTATGGATATCCACTTGGGAATTTGCGTGGTCAGTTCCTCTATGGCGTCTGCGGCCTCATACATAAGGTCTGTCCAACATCCGTCCGTGTCTCGCTCATTGCATTTACCGCCCGCACATACACGGAGCTTTTCCATCAGTTCCTCGTTAGTCATTCTTCTCCCTCCTCTACCTCTTTCTTTTCGTACCGGCTACAGGCGGGCGTGTTCTCATAGCAGAGGTCATGCTTCAGGTCACAGCAGAGGCTCCAGTCACCCATGCCCATGTAGTGTTTGCAGGACGCACAGTAACGGGGGAAACCGGGGAGTTTCTGCCAGTGGGTAACAACGCCGTCCCACTGATACTCATCGTTCTCGAAGATGGGTACTCCGTGCTGAAACCCGACAAACCATCCGATGTAGATTTCATCGTCATCGGCGTAGAGCAGGACGTGTTCGCCCTCTACCGGGAACTTCTCGCTGACGGGAATCCAACGTGGGACGTTGTTCAGGTAGTGTTTCCACGCCTCCTGCGCCTCACCAACGGCGGACTCTATTGCTTTCGCCGCCTCGACCATCAGACTGTGGTCTTCCAATCCGCCCGTCTCCTGTATGCACACACGGCGGTTACGGAGCCTTCGGCAGAGGGCGGCGTAGTAGGTATCTGTCATATGATTCGGTCATTCCTTCCGTTGATAACGTCCGAGATGGCGTTCATGCTCCGGGTAAGACCGTTGACGATGTGGCCGAGCATGACATCACGGTTCTCCAGCTTAGTCTGAAGAGCTTCTATGGCATCGGCGGCGGCGAGAACCATAGCCGTTTCACAGGTGGTGTAGTCCGTGTAGATTTCTTCACCGTGCTCATCACGGACAACCTTTATCTTGTCCTTGAACATGCAGTGGTCGCAGTCGCAGATGGTGGCATCTTCGACACGCTCTCCAACGCTTTCATCCCAGCAGTCACGGATACACCGTACCAGTTCAGAATAGTCCGTCATTCCTTATCTCCTTTCTTTTCACGGCGGCGCAGGACAGCCCTGTGCGCCCACACATATTCACAGAACGGCTCCCAGTTCATGCGAACCTGAGAGTACACGTCCACCTTCTCGGAATTGAACTTATCCCAGTGCGGCCAGTGGTCGATGACGACTTCCCACTCGCACTTGCTCCAGTAGTAATAGAGCAGGTCTTTGCGCATCTGTTCGCAGAAGAGGTCACGCTCGGTATCCTTATATTTCCGGGCGGCTTTCTTCAGACACTCCAAGAAATACCCATGATTGAAGACGTTGTGGATTTTTATCGTCTTTGCGTTGGAGTCACCGATGTAGACGTTCCATGTGAGTTCAGTTCTGTCCATAATTCTTTTCCCACCATTCCTTTGCTTTCTCCGGGGTGTCGAACTTGAGGTCATCCATGTACAACGCCTGCGCTACCCACGGCTCTCCGTAGGCGTAGCCGTCAGCCACCATGTTTCCCTCTTCGTCCTGAATGTAGTTGACGTAGAGCATAAGCTCGGTGCTGTTATCTCCGTATGTATTCTTGGGCATTATTCGTCCACCTCTTCCATATAAAACCATGACCGTGGGGGTCTTGTAATGCTCACCAAATGTGACCACATTCCACTTTCCTCCCATCTCTTTAGGCTTTCCAAGGGCTTCATTTCTTCGTATATCTTCAAGTCCGAAATGTGCCAGCCGTAGAGCGGCTTCCCCTTTGCGTATTTATAGAGTTCTTTCGGCTTGACAAGGCTTCCGGCGGAAAGTTCAGCAAAGTCGGTGCGGCACGGCATATACTGTTCGCACCAATCACACACGAACTCGCCAATAACATAACCCGAAAGGAATTGTGTTGCCGAATCTGCGCCGTCTTTCGTACAGTAGATGTAGCACTTGAATGGACGCTCCGCTTTAGGCCCGGTCTTCCGCACCTCCATGCTCTTTTCCCCGGAGGCAATCAGTGCGCACCACTTTGGCTTGATACTGATGAGAACCGCATTATTCATGGTCATATTTCCTTCCATCTGCAACCGTCACAGCTTCCAACGTGCGCCTGCCTATACAGACCACATTTCTCGCACAGGAAATTGCGGCAGTCCAAAAGTTTCTCGTACAGTTCGCTGATGGCATCGTCAGCCGTCATAAGGAGCGCCACGGTTTCTGCGTTCTCGGAGAACTTGAACGGCATAGCCTGCGCTTTTCTGCGACAGCTATCCGCCAGACCTATGTAGTCTTTCATGCGTGTGCCTCCATAGCGGAATAAATCTCGTCGGGCAACTCCTTGACCATGACCGAGCCGTTAGTAAGGCAGACGAGGGAGACTGGAATAGCTTCTGTCACTGGGGCGCTCGGATGCTTTTTCAGGCGCTCAACGGATACGATGTGGTTGGGGTTGACGTAGACCTCTTTCGGCCCGTACATCGTTTGCTGGGCATCGTAGTAGAACGAGTGAAGACGAATCAGGGGCGGCATCAGGACTCCTCCTTGGGGCGGAAAGCGCCCAGAAAATTCTCCGTGGTCGTGACCACCGTTACGAAGAACGCCTCGTCCGGGGTGATGTTGGAGATGCCAATGGAATCGTACTGCTCATGTACGAACTTGGCGATGATGTCGAACGCCTCCGCCTTTATCTCCTGCGAGGACGCTCCGAATGTGAACCCCTTATTCATTTTCTTCCTCCATTTCTTTTTCTTCCATGTGTCTGATATGGATATTGATGAACACGGTTGTGCAGATTCCTATATATGCTATGAGATATTTGCCGAACTCAATCAGCCACCGCATCGGATTCCCCCTTCTTCATCATGCCGTTGGCACGGTTCCTGTACTTCTGTGGCAGGTCGAGCACCGTGATGAGGATGTAGTCCTCGGAGAAGACCCACACCTTTTCGCTCCAGACCCGGATGATGACCGGGCGTGAGTTGCGGTGCGAAACGTAGTCGAGGTAGCGTCGCAGACCGCCGTGGGTATCGTCACGGGCTATTCCGTTGTCTAACGCTTTCCTTGCCAGTTTCTCTACGGCGCTTCGGTTGACGCCCACACGCTTCCGTGCGCGTTTGTCACCGTGGCGTGTGATTATCATGAATCACCCACCGCCTTGTTGATGCGGTCGGCAAGGGCTTGCAGTTCCGCCAACTTTTCCAGCGGCTTGTACCATACTGCATCGTCATTGTCCCATGCCCATACATCGCCCTCGTGAAGCTCTCCGTACAGACCGTCACAGTCCATACCGCACCATAGTTTAATCCACCGCACAAACCGCTCGGCTTTCTTACCGTCGAGTATTTTCATGTACATGATGGATTCTTCCCACTGTTCCGCCGTGGGTTTCTCTATGAAATTCAGGTTATCGTCAAAGGCGGCGACAGCGCCCATGTTTCTGTAGCATTCGTCCTCATAGGCAATGCAATCCGCCTCATTGTCGAACTCCGTTTCGTCAAAGGCGTAATATGTTTTCTCAACTCTCATGGCATCTTCTCCCTTCTTGTCTCTGAATTTGTGTGTTCTGTTTTCTATACACCACGGGCATCCGCCGTGGTTTCTGCATGTGCAGTCTATGGCTTTCGCCCCACGGTAGGGCTTGCGCTTCTCCTTGCCATGCTCTATGGCTTTGTCAAGGCTCATTTGGTGTACTCACTGTAGGGATGGAGCGGCTGTCCGCAGAACGGACAGAACACCCAGTAATCCTGCCCTCGGCATTCGTCATCATCACTAAACAGAAAAGCGCCACAGATTGAACACGCATAGCTCTGTACGTTGTTGATGACAAGTTCGACCTCAATCATGAATCATTCTCCATTCCCGCACCATCTGTAATCTCGGCGCGTGTCATGCCAGTCCACGCCTTATACGAAGCGTTTTCCATAAGGTCGCTTGGTGCTACTCCACACACCTTTCGCAACGCCTCTTCGGTTAGGCGATATAGAAAAGCCTCGCGTTCCTTCTTACTTGGGTTTTGGGGCTTTGGCGGAAGTAATCCGTTTTTCGCCGCGATAGCGGTTGGATTATATTTATGCTGTCCCATCAGCCCACTCCTTTCATTTGTCCAACTCTTCCAGCTTTGCAAGGATGAGACAAGCCGTTGTCAGTTCTACCGCGTGTCTCGCACCGCTGATATCGCCCTTGATAAGCAACACAGTCGCAAAGATGAGTTCCGCCACCGCCCAAATCGTGTACCATGTCTTCATCATTTACGCCGCCCTCCTATTCCACTTGGCAATCGCTCCCGCCGGGTCATGGCTCCAACTGATGTAGCATCCGCAGACCGGGCATCCGACCCAGCCTCTTACGAACATGCCACGAAACACACGAAGTTCTGATTTACCTCCGCAGTGGGGGCAGTTGATTAAGGGTTCTCCGTCTATGACAATCGAATTGTTCTTTTTCTTGGACATCACTGTGCCTCCTTTCTGTTGAACACGTTGGCCACCGCCATCGCCGGAGCGTTCACACTGAAGCGGGCGGCGTAGATTTTCGTTGTCGCTACACTGCTGTGGCCCATCGTCTCGGAGATAAGTTCCATCGGAACATCGTTCTCCAAGAGGACGGATGCGTAGCAGTGACGTGCTGCGTGGGATCTGCAGGATTTCTCCTCGCCCAGGACAGCCTTGGTGTAGTGCTTGATTCGCTCGGAAAGTTCTATTCTGGACATCGGATTCCATCCGCCCTGGGCGTTCACCGATCCGAACAGCCAATCATCATCGGAAACCCAAGAGGGACGAAGACCGCTTTCGAGGTACTCGCGCACCGCTTTCTGCGAAGCTTCGGAGAAGACCACGGCGCGGGGCTTGTCACCCTTGGTGTCCTGCGGATACGCCACACCGTTCCCCCAGTCCAGGTCGCACAGCCGGAGCGAACGAATCTCGCTGTTCCGCAACCCGGACTGGAGAAGCATGGTGACCTCGGCTTTCTCACGCAGCCACTTGGAAGACCGTCTTCCGAACTTGGGCTTGTCGCAGGTGATCAGGGCTTCGGCGTCCTCGTCCGTGAGGACGTGTTCATAGGGTTTGTTGCGCTCCACGTTCAGCTTCTTCTTGGGAGGCATCAGAGTGTCCAGGAAGAACGGCTTGTCCACGATGCCACACGCTACGGCGAAGCTTGACAGGCAACGGATGTGCGTGAGGTAGAGAGCCATAGTGGTTATCTTCACATCGGTGTCAAGCTTGAACCGCATCACGGCTTCCACGCCGATGTCTTCCGCACCGCTGCGCTCCATGCTCTCTCGGAGCATTCGGTACGTCCGGGCGTAACTGCTGATGCTGTTCTCGGACAGCTCGTTACGCTTCATGTTGTCCATGTACAGGCTCACAGCCCTGTCATACTTTTCAAACATCTTCTCGATGCCTCCTTTCTTCGTCACTTAATAGTGAATAACAAGCCCAAAATATCAGAGCGCATATTGCACAAATTTCATCCGCCGTTTATGGCTGAGTTGACCAGACGAATGGCCTCGCGGATGCTCTCCGCGCTGACGGTCTGACTGAATACCTCTTGGTCTCCGTATTCGGTGGTAAGGAATACTACTATGGTGTATTCTTTCTTCACCGTCTGATTCTTCTGCTGTCCTCTCAGAGTATCCATTGCTCTTCACCTCCATCAAATTTAACTATGCAGTCCTGCGTGACCGTGAACTCCTTTGTCTTCACAGTACCGATGACCTTGGCGGGCGGATAGTAGCCTCCATTGGCAACGCAGAGGATTTCGGTAAAGCTGTCGAGGCTGTACCAGTTGTCGCAGAACGCCGTGACGATGTGCTCTCCTCTGCGGTCTTCCACGCAGAGCTTATCTCCGGCGTTCACCTGCACGTTGGCGGGCAGTTCGTACAGAAACGCACGGCTGTCTGACTCGTGATGCTTGCAGTACACAAGGTTGTGGTGTTTCATTCTCTCCATACCTCCATTTGTTTTTGTTCCAGATATTCTTCAATCTGACGCTGCAGCTTGACTACGGATGAACCGTGACGGCGCATACACGCAAGGTCTGCCAGTATCTCCAGCTCGTTCTCGGAGCCACGGAACTTGACGTACAACTCGGCCAGTTCTTCCAAGGTGTATCCGCCAAGCTTTGAGGAGAACGTCCGTGCGGTGCTGCGTCTTTCCGATGGGGTCTGTGACAGCGGAGCGAACATGTCCTCGTTCCGTTGGGCGCGACCGCGGAGCGTGTTGTATCTCACCCCAATCATGCGGGCGAAATCCGCAAGGGTCATGAGTGTTCCGTTGTAGTTCACCCAGTATTTGTTCTTGAGTGTGCTGATGTTACTCACCGTCCTTTGGCGGCATATAATAACATCCCGTGTCAAGTGGATTTGGGCATAAAAAAAGAACCGCACGTTTCCGTGCAGTTCTCGATGATTGTTGTGTGGATTTCTACTTGAGGTCTATCTTAAACATGCCATATCCTATGCCGTGTTCCGTTTTGAACTTTACCCTGTCGGACAGCAGACGAAGGTCATATATTTTTTTCTCTTCCTCTTCCGTAAGCTTGTCGGTGAAGAACGCAATCTTCAGCTGCGCAAAACTCCATGACAGATCTGCGGGGATTCCCATGAGAACGATGTCTTTGTTTCCATCGGACAGTTCCTTGCCTATCCTCGTCATCTCCACGGCCCTGGCCACGTCCGTCATCTTCGGCTCTTCCGGCCTGTTCTGCTCTATCTCTTCAAGACTCTTTTGCACAAGCGAAAACAACGCCTCGTCCGAACCCAAGCCAATCTCGGCCAGGTGTTCCTTTATCTCCGCCCCGGTCGGCACTGGGTCTTTCTCTTTATTGAGGCGCAGCGCATTGTCCACGCTCAGTTTCACTCCGTCTCTTTCACATTCTTCCATCGTGCAGGCGGCGAAATCTATGTCAAGTTCATCCGTAATATCCGGGCGCTCTTCCATAATCTGATTCACATATTGGCGAATCCCGTCATATCTCGGATGTGCAAAATATTTCTTCAGTTCTTTCTTTGTCATTTTCATCTCCCCTTTTATATAATAATAGTGCCTTGACTCAAAAGAATCAAGGCACTTTTTAAATCTCTATGGTATACCCAAGCATGGACAGCTTGCAAATCTCCGTGACCAGACCGTAGCTCACGAAGTTCTTTCCGGCGTCTGGGTGTTCCGCATCCGCCACGAACCTGGTCGAAAGGTCAAGTGACCAGCTGTTCGTTTCCTCATCCCACAGCACGAGTTCGTATTTCTCCTCGCCGCTTTCCGTGCCGTCATCGTAGCGCACCCACGCTTTCTTCACAGCTTTTGCCATTATATAATCCCCTTTCTCATAAATGTTTCGAGGGACATCTCCCTCGGTTTTTTACAGCGTTTCCAAAAGAAATGACCGTAGGTATCCTCGTCATACCCACGGGCGTTTTTCTCCAACAGATATTTGTCTATGGTCTTCTTTTCCTCTTCCGTGTGCAGCGTCACACGATGCAACGGTGTAGCTCCAAGAGGATTGAACATCTGATTGTTCGTTTCCACCACGATGCAGATGCACTCAGCGGATTTCTTCCTACTCATTGCAGTACTCCTCGCGGTAGAAACGGATGTACTCCTCAATGTTCGCCTCAACCAGTTCGATGAATCCCTCCAGGGTATTGGTTTCCGTAGGAACTCCGAACATGTAATCCTTGATGCCGTAGCCCTTTCGCTGAAGGTACGCATCGAAAGACTCATTCCCATCGAAATCAGTTTCTTTGCAGATCTCGATGATGTAGTTGCCGAAGCGATACGTTTCAAGCAGACTGTTCTGCGCCTTTGTGAATCGTTTCACAGCAATTCTCCTTTCCTTTTTCTTTCGGCTCAAAGTCGGCGTAGCAGAAGCCCCAGATGAAGCCAATGTCTTTTTTGCAGTTCTCC